TTCTCAGCCCTGCGCTTGGCTGCTTTGGGGTCAATTTCGCTCGCCCAGAAAATTTTCGATTTCGCGTACCAACTCGCCCGGTGTCGCCAAATCCTCCTGTTCGTCGAAATACTTTATACCCTGCTTGGCTACCTCAGCAGGGGCCGTAACGCAGCCCTTGATGAGAGCATCCGCATACTTGGCGGTGTTCTTCCTGCCGCTGGCGGGGTTGATGTAGAGGTCAGTCAGGTTGGAGTACCACG